AACTAAATAACTAAAACATATTCCGTGCCATGAAACAGTCACCTAGACAATTGAAAGAAGCACATAAGGCTTACGAAAAGATTGTAGATTATCTAATTGCAGAAAATTACGCAGCAACAAAGACAGATGCTGATACCATTATAGGTGGTATGAGTGAAGAATGGTATCATATGATTATCAATGGCTAAGGATTTCCAACAATTTATTGAGGAATCACAATCATCAAAGTGCCCGAAAGGATATAAATTCGATACAAAACTTAAGACTTGTGTTCCCAAAAAACGTTATCCATACTATCCTTATGGTGGAGGGTATCGTGGTGGAGATAATCGCTCAGATAGTGGAAACGGTAACGGAAATGGTAACGGAAATGGTAACGGTCACGGTGGTAATGGTAATGGCAATGGTGGAAATGGCGGTGGCAACGGTGGTGGCAACGGTGGCGGTGGTAATGGAGGAGGTGGAGGAGAATGAAAACTCTTCAACAGTTCCTTGAATCATCTAACCCTAGAATACCTAGAAAGAAAGGACAACCAGCAAAATCTAAAAAACACTCAGACTTATATACAGATGAAGATCCAAAAGGAACAATACACGGACTTGGATTCAAAGATGAATCAACAGCAAGATCCAGTGTTGCGAAAATTAGAAAATCAAATCGAAGCCATGCTCACAAAATTCAGGCAGCCATCGCAATGGAGCAGCGAGCACGGGTGATGGGTAAATCTGCTGAAGCAGCAATCTATCGTAAATTTATCAATTCGATGAAAAAGAAAACTAAAAAATGACATCATCATTTAGAGGCCCACTGGCCGGACAAATTGAAAATCGCAATTACCTATCACCAGTAGGTTTTAAGTTTTCTCTTGCAAAATTTCCAAAAGTAGACTTTTTCTGTAACTCTGCATCTATTCCAGAAATCACTCTCGGAACTTATCAACAACCATCTTACTTAAAAACTATTGATGTACCGGGTGAAAAACTTAGTTACGGTGATTTAGATATCAGATTCTTAGTTGATGAGAATATGGAAAACTATTCTGCGGTGCACAACTGGTTGACAGGATTAGGATTTCCAGAAACACCTCAACAGTTTATCAATAAAACCACTGACACAGATGGACAACGTGATTTGGAAGAACAATTCTGTGATGGATCTCTTCATATTTTAAATAGTAATTTTCGTGATGTAGCAATAGTCAAATTTCAAGACTTATTTCCAGTATCTTTAACATCTTTAACGTTTGATGCCACTGACACAGACATCAACTACTTTACAGCAAGTGCTACTTTCCGCTATACTATATACAGGTTAACTGATAAAAACGGAACACTTTTATGAATCTTGATAAAATTCAGGAGATGTGGGAGCGTGATGCTGTCATTGATCCTGATAACCTACATGATGAGTCACTAAAAATACCACAATTACACTCAAAGTATTATACAGTTTATAATACAATCAAACTTCTACGGGAAAAAGCCACCGACCAATATAATAAAATTAGACTCGAAAGACATAATTATTATACAGGAAAGGCAGATCCATCTGTTTATGTAGAGGAACCTTTCAGTTTTAAGGTTAGAGAAAAGGATGCAATACAAAGGTATTTGGATGCAGATGAGAAACTCAGTCAGGTAGATATGAAGATACGTTACTATGATGTAACACTCAAATTTCTTGAAGAGATAATTAGAAACATATCTGGTCGTACATATCAAATAAAAAATGCCATCGAGTGGCAGAAGTTTCAGTCAGGGTTCTAATGAAGTTACAATTAACACCAAACACACATCCAATATTACATGAGAAGGTAAAGAAGTGTAGTTATGATTTAGATCGCTCTGAGATTAGTAAAATTCTTTATGAGAACATGATGCTTCACAATGGTGTAGGACTGTCTGCGAATCAGATAGGTATCAATGAGAGAGTTTTTATCATGATCAAAGACCTTGAATATAATGAAGTAATCACCTGTTTCAATCCTCGTATATTAAAACAATCATCCAAGAAATGTATTATGGAGGAGGGATGTCTATCATATCCAGATGAGTTTATTGAGGTAGAAAGATCAGAGTCTGTTGTAGTAAAGTATGAAGATGAGAATAAGGTTGACCATAAAATTAAGTTGCAGGGACTTGCTGCAAGAGTATTTTTACATGAATATGATCACATGGAAGGTATAAATTTTACCCAGAGAAAGTGTTCTAAATAACTTTAGGTGAAGTTTTATGAATGTCTCATTTGAGCATATCAAAGAAGAATGAGGTTTATCTACAAGTAGATTCAGATCCTCATGTATTCTATGAACTATCTGATCAGTTTACCTTTGAATTGCCCGGAGCTAAGTTCATGCCTCAATACCGTAACAAGTATTGGGATGGTAAGATTCGTCTATTCAACGTAAAGAATGGAGAGATATACGTTGGATTACTAGATAAGATACAAAAATTTTGCGAAGATCACGAATATACATACGAATTTTTAGACAATAAGTTCTTTGGCACACCCTTTGAAGTCAATGAGAATATCTCATTTGAGGGTGTCAAAGACTATATGACATCTATAAGTAAATACTCTCCCCGTGAATACCAAGTTGAGGGAGTATACGACGCTTTAAAACATAATAGAAGGTTGTTGATATCCCCAACTGCATCGGGTAAGTCTTTGATGATATATTCGATTGTGAGATATTATGTTGAAAAGCAGCAAAATACTCTGATAGTTGTTCCGACGACTTCGTTAGTAGAACAGATGTATAAAGATTTTGCGGACTATGGATGGGACGTAGGTTCATTTTGTCACAAAATATACGCAGGAAAAGAAAGAGAGACGGACTCTCAAGTCATTATTACTACGTGGCAATCAATCTACAAACTCCCCAGAAAGTATTTTGAGCGATTCTCTGTTGTAATTGGGGATGAGGCTCACCAGTTTAAATCAAAGTCACTTATATCTATAATGACTAAACTTCACAAGGCCAAACATCGGTTTGGATTTACTGGTACACTGGATGGAACACAGACTCATAAGTGGGTTTTAGAAGGATTGTTTGGGCCTTCATATAAGATTATTAAAACTGATGAACTTATGAAGAAGGGTCATGTTGCAAAACTTGACATAAATGTGTTGTTACTCAAACATAAAGCACAAAAATTTGAAGTATTTGAGGATGAAGTGCAATATATCATCAATCATGATCAGAGAAATAAGTTTATCAGGAACTTAGCACTGGATCTTAAAGGAAATACTCTGATACTTTATGCGAGAGTTGAAGGTCACGGAAGGGTTATATATGACATGATAAATAGTAATGTACTAGAACAACGTGAAGTATTCTTTGTTCACGGTGGAGTTGCAGCAGAAGAACGTGAAAAAGTTCGTGAGATCACAGAAACCCAAAACAATGCGATTATCATCGCATCCTACGGAACTTTTTCGACAGGAATTAACATTAAAAACTTACATAATGTCATATTTGCTTCCCCATCAAAATCTAGAATACGAAATTTACAGTCAATAGGTAGGGTTCTCCGTAAAGGAAACAATAAAACAAAGGCAACTTTATATGATATAGCTGATGATATATCATACAAGTCAAGAAGAAATTACACTTTGAATCATCTTGTAGAGAGAATTAAAATCTATAATGAAGAAAACTTTAATTATGACATCATCTCAATTCCACTCAAAAAATAAAATGGGAGACGAATTCTACAGCATTCTTAAACTTGTTTCCGGAGAGGAAATCTTCGCACTCGTTTGCGTGGATGAAACTGATGATGAACCTATATTAATTTTACATACTCCTATTAAGATGAAAACTCTCAATAATATGGGAAGTCAACTCAATTATATCAAGGTAACTCCTTGGATGGATATGACTGATGAAGATATGTTTGTAATGAAAATGGATAAAGTCATTACAATGACTGAATGTAAAGATAAAAAATTAATTGGTATATACAAGCAATACGTAGAAGAAAATGAAGAAGAGAAAAGCGGGACGGTATTTCCTAAAGCAGATGGTAAAGTTGATTTGAATCCGCAACTCGGATATATTTCTAGCGTCGAACAAAAAAGAGAATCTCTGGAGAAGCTATTTAAAGAAAATACTAAAGAGTAATAGCTTCCCTTTCAACCCTTACAGAGTTATTGTACATAGATTGGAGGGTCTTGTCAAGTCTGTCACCTTGTCACGTCACGAAACTGAAATAATTTACGTAACTTGTCAATAAAATAAATTATGGTATAATAGTATCAGTTAGGTAAAATACATGCCGAAGAAGAAGTCAGAGCATTATGTAAATAACAAAGAACTGCTAGAGGCATTAATTGTTTATAGAGAAAAGGTTGCCATAGCAAAGGAGA